CTTGTGCGTAACGCCGCGGCGGATAGCCGTATTTTCTAAGCTTAAGGAGATTTGCTGAGCTCTTGCGAAAACAAATTCGGCAATCATGGTGCACCAGATCAATGAGCTGATTCGAAACTCCAGCTCTAATGCCCATATTGTGTCGAATTTAGCGTTATGCGCTACAATCAGATCTGCCCGATCTAGATCCTTCTGAAACGCCTCCCTTCCATCAGGCTGGGGCTTCTCATTATGGTTCCATACAAGTCTATGTACAGGCCCAATAATACCATCTTTGATCATGCACCACCAAACGCCAACACATCTGTTGTCTTTGTTAAATGGTGAATTGTCAGTTTTTCCGTTAACGTCTTTTACTGTGGTCTCGAAATCCCAGACTAGGACTTCTCCTGTTAGGTTAAACATATCTACTCCGTGTACCTTGAAATTTTGGGATGAATTTTTGCAGCTATAGTGCCGTGCCATCCGCTTATTTTATTTTTAGAAATTGTGATGTGCCGGATCTCATCATCCGGATCGACATCGAGCTTACCAATGCCAATAATAAGATCAGCCTCACTGGCTTTTCCGATCTTAGATCCCTCCATCATAGTAAATGATAGTCGGGTCTTACCCTGCGCTTCTGCAGAGGCTTGAGACACACCAAAGATTGCACAGTTCTGACGCTTAGCTACTTCTCGGATACGTCTGTAAACTTCTCTGAGGCGTTCATGGGAGGCGTTGAAATTTCCTCCGATAGTTACCTTGTCAGCCTGATCTATAAACACGATCGAAGCTTCTTCTTTCTTTATATACCTCTCGATCTTATCGAGATCCCAATCTTGGGTATCAATATATTCAATAAGACCCCGAGCTCTGGCGTTATATATAACCTTAGCCTTTTCACGATCCGCTAGGACTTCTTCCTTGGTTAAGCCCGTAGCTGCAGAGTAGGCTCGAGCAACAGTTTTCCTAGTAGATTCTTCATTTCCTAATATGACTACCTTATGACCCTGATCTACAAATCCACCGGGGGCTAATGCTAAGCTGACCACAAAGGCGGTCTTACCTACATTAGAGATAGCAAATATAATTCCGAACTCAGTTCTTTGAATTCCATATACCCGTCGAGAGAGCGTCTCTATGTTAAACTTGGCTCGATGGGAATTATCCATATCCACTATAAGTTCATTTATATCTTGAGTGGTATTCGGGCCGAACTCATCGTCTACAAAACCGTTACTGTACTTTTCAATTACCTCCTGCGCCTTCTGTAACGCTTCGGGGTTTCCCTCCGATATCTCTAGGCCAAGTGTTGCTATCTGTTTACCAACATCCCTCTGCCATAATTTAGATATAACGTCAGTCGCTACGGCTGGGCTGTACTCTTCTTCCATGTCTACTAGCGATAAGACATCCTCGATCTCAGCACGTTCAGCTCGAGTCGATACAGGATTCTCTGTCTCCCAGATCTTATACAGCTCTTTGGATGTCAGATCGTGCTGATAGGTTTCGTGAGCTCCGATAAGCACCGTGTATAACGAGCGGATCTCGTCAGCGAATAGCTTCCGGTTTAATTTGCCTTTGTTCTGCTCATAGAACTCATAATTTAATAAGGACTTTAGTATGGATGTATCTAGCATGGTCACCTTGTTATTTTACGTTAGGTGAATAATAGATACATTAGTGTTGGTAAAAAATAAACCCCCGATTTTTAGTCGGGGGCTTTTTTCTATCCAGTTCTTATCTTGAGCTTCCTGAGATCTGGCTTTGCATCACCTCGCCTCTCCTTTATGTCGCATTGGTAGTAGGAGACCCTATTATTTCCCCTCACCAAATTGTTCATAGCTTCTTCTAGTCTTTTCTGCTCCTCGGCGGCATCCATATATCCCCCGGGCAACTCATAATCTATGAGAATTAATCCTCTAGCCTTCATTATACCTTTTCCTTGTGTTTTAAGTCGGTACTAGGTTTGCTTCGACTTAGTGATCTCTATATATTTTAATTGATCACACACAAGAGGGAGGAGCGGTCGGAGGAAACTTCCACTTCAAATATCTACAAGCTGTTTTAAAAATTATAGCGGTTAAAATCTTACTTATTATACGAAGGGATTTTCTATAATGCGCCCCGTAGCTCTTCATAAGATAAGAACCTGTAAAAGTATGTGTAACAATAGTCCTAAAGTGCGGTATACTTTCCTTAAGTATGGGATAACACCTGTCTGGCATTATCAATTGACAAAGTTTTGATATCTTCTTCGAGAAAAACAATTCTGACATCAACTCTTCCTTCCAACCTTTCTTTAAGCCTAATTGACTTTCTACTTGCGTCCTTATCTAAAGCAATAACTACTCTATCAAAGGTGCATAACTCTGTCTTCTGTTGTTTGCTTAGCACAGTGCCAAGTAGCGCACAACCGGAACAATCGCGGAACATCCCGGCAACACATGCAGAATTCACATCCTCTACGACAATAGCGGTGTTTCCTGTTCCTACAGTAAGTAATCCTTCAATAATCCCATATTGCTTCCATTTAGGCACATCTCCAACTAAAGATCTGCCTACGGCGCCCGATCCAGACTGTGAAAAGAACAATACTCTTTTATCTGCCGGTGCATATTTTACCCTTATTAATCCCTTTCGGTACGCCTCGAGGCTATTATTATCCTCAAGATATTTGATTACTGCAGGGTGATTATCCGGAGAGGATAGTAGGGAAGGTATCTCCAGTAGAGTTTTTGTTTGGGTAGTGGATACACCGTTAAGCTTACGCCGTAATGTATTAGTAGACATACAAACAGTCTGTGATCCCTTGACGCCGCAGCTGACCTTAAAACAGTGCCAGAGCTTCCTACCCTCCTTAACGGCAACCCCTAGTGTTTTACGTCCTCCGCAGAAGGGGCAATTAATGTTAATCCCAGAACCTTCTTTGACGATGATATTGTCTAGCATCTCTATTTGATCTCTGTAAGAATACATGTAAGCCTCCAGCCTGTACTAATACCTTAACAAAATGAGGAGTTAGTTGTCTACAGAATAATCCGGCTGTAAGTGTTTGATAAATATAACACTCAAATAACCTGAAGGTCGTAGGTTCAAATCCTACTCCCGCAACCAAGCCTTTAAAATAAGGGCTATTTGGCGCCAAGAACCCTCTATTCCATTCTATTCCTCGTTATTCCTTGTTTTTTACGTTGATAAAATAAAGTTACCTTAGTTAAGTGCTTTTGTTAAACTTAGCTCTTTCAGTAGCGCGTCCAATCTCATCTTCCGGCATTGGGCGGATATAGGAAAGATCTCTATCTATTATTTTCTGTGCGATCTGCTCATACTTTAAAAACATCTGCTCGAACTTCCATTGATAAAGTTGCTGCAATCCAATCAATGTGTTCATTAGTTCGTCTTGAGTAGGTTCACGTTCACCGTCACCGATTTGTTTGAACACTACCTCGATGTCATCACAGACATGCCAGCAATCCATTATCATGGGCTCTAAGTCGCAAAGTTCACTCATTAGTGTACGTTTCCTGTGTTATGATTGCATTATCTATTATTTCATTGATAACAAGCTCTGCATCCTTCGCTTCTACGTTAAACCACTCTCCCGACAAATGGTCAGCCTTTAGTAGCTTATGTACGCGGCGTTCTAAGGCTAGGCAGGACTTTCTAGTCAGTAAACCATAAGTGTACTGAATATGTAGTTTGTAAGGAGACCCTGTTTGAAGGTTTTTTAATCTCTTTTTAGGGTCACGCGATCTACCAATCTTTGACACGCCTTTGTTTTCAGTGGAGGTGATGATGTAGACAAACTCTGATTTTGCAACGCTTAAAATAGCTCGTTGCTGATCCCTGCTAGACCCTTGTTCAGGCCACTCTGCCGGTTTTTTTAGTTCTAGGGGAGACTGTAGGCCATCCACATCCTCAACATAATAGCATGTCTCACCCACCAACCAGTTAACAACGCTGTTCATTTTTTTGCTCCTTGGCTAATGCCATCCAAGAAACAGGAAATAGTTCATGCATCTTCAAACTGATTTGTTTGGCTACCTCTTGTGTCTCTACTTGTGTGTCAGATGCACAGCGTAGGTTACACATGTCTGCAAATGCATCTAAGCTACCTGACCAATACCATTCAGTCATCATGTTTTGGGGTAGAACCATCCTAGCTTG